TGATCAAGTTATGACAAGTACAGCAATGGGTATTCATCAAAAATTATCTGAAGAAGGGTTTGACCTTTCGTCTGATGAATACTATGATGAAATTGATCGTCAGTTAAAAGGTTTGTTCCCAGACAAATTTACAACTGAACGAGCAAACGGAGGAAGTGCCAGGGTCGCTCCTGCTGACACTTCCGCTTCACGCAAAAAACAGGGACGCAGAACTGTTAGATTGTCTCCTTCGCAGGTGGCAATGGCTAAAAAGCTAAATGTACCTCTTGAAGAGTACGCTAAATACGTAAAGGAATAGATGATGACAGATCGAACAAAAAGAGAAGCGAATACACGGACAAACGCTACCCGTAGAAAACCCTGGTCACCACCGAGCAGACTTGATGCTCCAAAACCACCAGAAGGATATAGGCAGAGATGGATAAGAACCAACATTCGAGGCGAGGAGGATCAAATGAACGTCCACGCTAAATTAAGAGAAGGTTGGGAACCTGTTCGTGCTGACGAATATCCAGACAGTGATTTTTCTACTATTACAGAAGGAAAACATGCTGGTGTGATTGGTCAAGGAGGTTTGATACTGGCTAGGATTCCAGAAGAGACGGCATTGGAAAGAAACGAATTTTACCGGGGTCGAACCCGCAACCAAATGACGGCTGTTGATGAAAACTTAATGAAGGAGTCACATCCTTCGATGCCAATCCAAAAGGAAAGGCAAAGTCGTGTAACATTTGGAGGAAACCGAAAAGGTGAATCCTAATGAAATTTTAATTTTAACTTTAGGAGTAACATTTTATGGCTAATACAAGCGTAAAATTCGGCTTAAAACCAATTAATGGTTTTGGCGGTACGACTGCTGATGGAGTAAATCAGTATTTCATAAAGAGTGATGCTTCAGCTATTTTTCAAGGATCACCTGTTGTTGTTGAATTAACAGGTGGGACTATAGCAATTGGTGATGCAACTGGTGATACTAAACAGTATCTTGGTGTATTTGCTGGTTGTGAATATGTTGATAACACCACTAAAAAACTTAAATTCTCTAACACATGGCCTGGTTCTGGGTCAGCAGACACTAACCACGATATAAAAGGTTTTGTGCATGATAACCCTATGCAACGATTTATTGTTGCATCTGACGGAACAAATACTAATAAAGCAACTGCTAGAGCAGATATTTTCAAGACAGTAGAACTTGAAAATGGTGCAGCTGGTAGCACTACTACTGGTATTTCAACTGCTCAGATCGATATATCTACAGCGGAGGATTCAGATCCGTCTAATCCTTTGATGATATTGGGTATCCACGATGATCCTACAAATGCAGATCACTCTGCTGCTGGGGTAAATTATATCGTTAAAATTAACAATCACATCTTCTTCAGTTCTACTGGAGATTCTGATGCTGCTATTTCTTAAAGGAGATTAATTATGGCGATAAGTAGAGCACAACTATCTAAAGAGCTAGAGCCTGGTCTTAATGCTCTTTTCGGAATGGAGTATGCAAGGTATGAAAACCAGCACTCTGAAATTTTCACAACAGAGTCATCAGACAGATCATTTGAAGAAGAAGTAATGTTATCTGGCTTTGGTGCTGCACCGACTAAATCGGAAGGTACTGGAGTAGCGTTTGACGATGCAAATGAAGCTTATACTGCAAGGTATAACCATGAGACTATTGCTTTGGCATTTAGTATCACAGAAGAAGCTGTAGAAGATAATCTTTACGACAGACTTTCTGGTAGATACACAAAAGCTTTGGCAAGATCAATGGCACACACCAAGCAAGTTAAAGCAGCATCTGTATTGAACAATGCGTTTGATAGTACAGTTACTGGTGGTGATGGAAAAGAACTCTGTGCAACAGATCATCCGTTAACAACTGGAGCGACATTTGCGAATGAACCTTCAACTGCGGCAGACCTTAACGAAACATCTCTTGAAGATGCTTTAATTAAGATTGCAGGCTTTGTTGACGAAAGAGGTCTTATTGTAGCTTTAAGAGGAATGAAGTTAATTATTCCAAGACAGTTACAATTCGTTGCAGAGAGAATTATGAACTCAACACTTAGAGTATCAACATCAGATAATGATGCTAATGCAATGAAGAACATGGGTATGTTACCAGAAGGTTATGTAGTCAATGACTTCCTAACTGATACAGATGCATTTTTCCTTATGACAGATACTCCTCGTGGGTTCTTACATTTTGAGCGTGTAGCTTTATCTACAGGTATGGAAGCAGACTTCGATACTGGAAACATGAGATATAAAGCTCGTGAGAGATATTCTTTTGGATTCTCTGACCCAAGATGTGTATTTGGTTCACCAGGTGCATAACTGAAAAATAAATTCTGGGATTTGAAGGGTGGCACTTGCCACCCTTTTTTATTTGTGATACGTAAGAGGTAGATATATTGTTTTATTCAATATTTCCTCCCAAGATAAAAACTTTACCAGATTGCATTGCAATCTGGTTTTTTTCATTATATAACTAATTAACCGACAACTACATAATGTAGTTGACACTTGCCAAGACGGGAGAATTAACATGGCTAACACAACTTTTTCAGGTCCAGTACGTTCTGAAGGAGGTTTTACCTCTATAAGTAAGAATGCTACAACTGGAGCAATCTCAACTCTTTCAAGTATTAGTTCAACTGGTGTAACATCCTTTGATGCAAATACTTTATCTACAGAAGCAGGAACAGGTATCACAACTGGTTCTGGTACAATTTATAGAAGTGCTGTTCAACGTATGGGTGGTATTATAACAACAAGAATTTTAATTGACTTAACTGGTTTAAGATCAACTGGGTCTGGTGACATCATTGGTGTTAACGGAACCGCTTTAGTTTGTCACATTGGACAGATTACTGCTGCACAAAATGGAACTATCTTAACTGGTAGCATGGAATGTTTTGAAGCTCCTGCAGGTGGCGATCCAGATATTAATATTCACTCAGCTACAGAAAGCACTGGTGTTGAAGATGGAGCAATCTCTGGTCTTTCTGAAACACTTCTTGTTAATTCTGGTGACGCAACACTAGGTAGTAAAGTTTTCTTTTCAGCTGTTCCAGCAGCGGATGAGTTTTTATATCTTACAACTGGTGCGGCAACTGATGCAGATTATACAGCAGGTAAACTTTTCATCGAAATGATGGGATACGAAGCTTAATTTAGGAGGTTAAAATGGCTGATGCAGTAGCAACTCAAACCATTCTTGACGGTCCAAAGTATGCAGTTTTAAAATTCACAAACGTAAGTGACGGCTCTGGAGAAAGTGCCGTCACTAAAGTTGATGTAAGTGGTCTATCTACAAGTGCAGATGGTAGCACTTGTACGGGTGTTACAATTCAAAAGATCTGGTGGCAGTGTACGGGTATGAAAGTTAGCATACTTTTTGATGCTACATCAGATGTTTTAGCTATTCAACTTGGTGAAAATCAATCTGGTCATCACGACTATACATCTTTTGGTGGTTTACCAAATAATGCGGGATCTGGTGTAACAGGTGATGTACAATTTACAACTGTTGGTCATTCAAGTGGCGATACATATACAATTATTCTATATCTTAGAAAAGAATTTTAATTTTTATGAAAATGTCCCAGAATCAAAGACTTGAAGTAGCTTTGGCTAAATTAGAAGAAAGAGTTGAGTCTCTTCAAGAGGACATGAAAGAATTAAAAACAGATGTAACCCAACTCCGTGCTACGGCTGATAAGTGGCGAGGAGGTTTTTGGGTTATGATGGCATTGGGCGGTGTCGTTGGTGTTGTTGCTAACTTTGCAATGGGTTGGTTTAAATGACAATATCTCGTTCAAATATTCCTAAACAAATAACTACTGGAGGCAGAAAAATGATGAAGAAAAAAGGCTACAGAATGGGTGGCATGATGAAATCTAAAGGCATGAAAAAAGGCGGTAAAGTCAAAGTAATGTCTATAGCACAGATTAGAGCAGCGGCTAATAAGAAAGGCTACAAACTAGTCAAGAAGTAATGCCCTATTTGCAAAGTAACATTCCTCAATTTAAGTGTTGGGTTAGAAGGGAATATACTTGTAATCATCTTAGGTATCACGGAGAGTTTTTACATGCTATGGCTATAGCAGTTACGACTATGCCTAATAGATCTCTAAGTTTCCAAGTAATATTCACGGGTTGTGAGAATGATGATACGGATGATCCAAACGTGCATGGTGGAGCTATGTGGGCAAGAATGCCTATAACAGCTTTAATGGCAGATATTCCCGTGGAAGAATGGCCAGAACCTATGGATACGTATAACGCACAACCTTGGGATTGTTCTTCACGCACCCATGCTGTTTACGTTATGGACAGAGCTACACCTTGTCCCTGGTTAGCTAAGATAGATGGTCAGTTATTTCCAGCAAAGTATTTGTTTACAGTTGATTATACAGATAGTGAGATAGCGGATGATCCAGCACAGCATAAACAAAGTCATGTGATGTATTTAATAGATGCGGGTAAATGGACGGGAAACATTGTAGCATTGCCAAATAATCGTGTACGTGTTACACATCCAGCATGGTTTGAAACAGGTGAAGGTGCCCCAGATTTTTTACCTTCACAGCATATACATTATTCAAAATCTGATTTAGACTATACATTAGATGTAAATAAAATTTTTGATAATTTGTATAATGAGGATTAAATGGCAACTTCGGATTCAAGGGATTTTGATTTAGACGTAGGTGAGATCGTAGAAGAAGCATACGAAAGATGCGGTCTTGAAGTTAGAACAGGTTATGATGCAAAGACAGCTAGACGTTCTTTGAACATAATGTTTTCTGAATGGGCAAATAGAGGACTTAACTTATGGACAGTTAATTCTGCTACCCAAGCTTTAACAGATGGAACATCTAGCTATACTTTTACGGCTGAATATACGGATATATTAGAAGTTGTTCTTAGACGAAGTGGTACAGACTTTAGCATGTCTAAGATATCAAGAGGTGAGTATTTAAACTTACCAAGTAAAACTCAAAAAGGCAGACCTTCACAATATTACTTTGATAGACAAACAATACCAAAGATTTTCTTATGGCCTACTCCAGAGAATAGTACAGACACCTTAGAATATTTTTATGTTAGAAGAATACAAGATGCAGATACCTTACAGAACACTTCAGATGTTCCTTTTAGGTTCCTTCCTTGTATGGTAGCAGGTCTTTCCTATTATTTATCGATAAAACGTGCTCCAGAAAGAACACAGTTATTAAAATCTGTTTATGAAGAAGAGTTTCAAAGAGCGGCAGCAGAGGATGAAGATAGAGTGGCTCTTACATTAACACCCGATATTAAATACTTGAGTGTCTGATGGGACGATTTGCAACAGGCAAGAACTCATATGGAATATCTGATAGATCTGGTTTTCGTTATCGATTGAAAGATATGAGGAAAGAATGGAATGGCTTGTTTGTTGGTAAAGATGAGTTTGAATCAAAGCATCCTCAAATAGATTTAAGAGTAAAGACCGCAGATGCAGAAGCAATAAAAGATGCAAGGCCAGATAGAGAAGAGCCTTCGGTTTCTGTTATTTTACCTTTTAATCCTTTTAAAACGGGTACGGGCGGAAGCAGTCCTACAACAGTTACAGTTACAGAACCAGCACATGGTAGATCTGCTTCAAGTACAATTAGGTTTAGAGACGTAGCACCTTTCGATGGTATACCAAGTTCTACAATGCAAGGTTCATCTGGCTTTACAATACAATCTGTGGTAGATACAAATAGGTATACGATTAGTGTAAGTGCTACGGCTACACTAGGGAATGTTTTTGGTGGTGGTGGAGTAGCATCTGCTGGACCCGTGACGTTGGAGAGTTAGATGAGTTATACATTAACAACATTAAAGACTGCTATACAAGATTACACAGAAAACACAGAAACTACTTTTGTATCTCATTTAAGAGACTTTGTAAGATCTACCGAAAACAGATTGTTTAAGATGGTAGACTTTGAGTATTTTAGAAAAAACGTAACAAGTGCTACTTCTTCTTCTGATAGGTTCTTATCTGTTCCAGATGATTACTTAGCATCATTTAGTTTGTCTATCACTAACTCTAGTAATATCGAATTTTTGTTGGAAAAGGATGTAAACTTTATACAAGAATATAATCCAAACGCATCAACAACGGGTGTTCCTAAGTATTATGCACGATTTGATGTAGATAATTTTATACTGTCTCCAACACCTAATAGTAACTATTCTGTAGAATTACATTATTATCACAAACCAACCAGTTTAGCCGATAGTACGATAGTTTTAACAGTAGGTGCTGCAAGTAGTTTTGCTGTAAATGAAGTAATTACAGGAGCATCTAGTGGTGCTACAGCTACAATTAGTTCTAAGAATGATGGCACGAATCAGTTAACAATAGTGGTTCCAACAACAAACTTTACAAATGGAGAGACAGTAACTGGTGGCACAACTGCTCATAGTTCTGCTATATCTGCCATATCAAGTGATACAACAACTACCTGGTTAAGTAAGAATGCCTTAAACGCAATGCTTTACGGATCGCTTTCAGAAGCGTATATTTTTATGAAAGGTGAACCAGATATGATGCAGTTGTATGAAAAAAGGTTTATGGAAGAAGTAAGTAGATTAAAAGATTTAGGTGAGGCTAGGGAGAATGCTGATGCTTATAGGCAAGGATTACCTAGAAGACCAAGGACATAGGAGATAAAACATGGCAACCTCAAATGCAGCAACTAACTATTTAGAGAGAAGATTATTACATTATATTTTTAAAAATAATTCTCTTACTTTTAATAGTCCAGGTGACAATATTTATGTAGGACTAGCAACAGCCGTATCTGCCGCTGAAACAGGTTCAGTAACAGAAGCAAGTTTTGGTGCTTATGCAAGACAGCAAGTTGCCGCAGCTAGTTGGACAACAATAGGTGCTGACTCAACAGATACACAGACAGCAAAGAATACAAGTGCGATTGAGTTTCCTGCAAAGACCGATAGTGGCAACGTCACAATCACTCATGTGATTATTGCAGATGCAAGTTCAAGTGGTAACATACTGTTTGTAGGTGCTTTGGATGCAACTAAGACATTAGCAGAGGGTGACATATTTAGAATTAACGCAACAAACTTGAGTATTGAGTTGAAGTAATGGCTTTAGAAATACATGATAGAGTAAAAGAAACCACAACCAC